ACTATAGATAACCCAGAACTTTTTTTCCAATGTAAATTATATACTGGAACTGGAAGCTCTCATGCTATTACTTTAGATGGCTCTGAAAATATGCAACCAGATATGGTTTGGGGTAAAGGAAGAACTTTAGCTGGTTATAATCATGGAATAGTAGATAGTGTTAGAGGAGTTTCAAAATTAATATATAGTAATCTAACAGACGCAGAGGACACTTATAGCACAGGAATTACATCACTTAATACTGATGGTTTTACAACAGGAAGTGGAAATGTTTTTAATAATGGTTCAAATACTTATGTGGCATGGTGCTGGAAAACTGGAACATCATTTAGTAATGACGCAAGTGCAACAGGAATAGGAACTATTGATAGTTCTGGAAGTGTTTCTGATGATTCTGGATTCTCAATCGTTTCATATACAGGAACAGGAAGTGCAGGTACAATAAAACATGGTTTAAGTTCAACACCTTTAATAACTTTAATTAAACAAAGATCAAGTGGTGGCACAGGCGGAGGACATTGGAATTTTATAACATATCAAATAGATGGCACATCTGATGAATTAAATTTAAATAAAACAGCAGCAAAAACCGATAGAAGTATAACCGCACCTACTTCTTCTGTGTTTAGTGTAGATACATCAGATGAAAGAAATGATAGTGGACAAACTTATATTTGTTACTGTTTTGCAGAGAAAAAAGGTTACTCAAAATTTGGAACCTACACAGGAAATGGAAATGCTGATGGAACATTTGTTTATACAGGATTTAAACCAGCTTTTGTTATGACAAAAAAAACATCAAGTAGCACTGCAAGAAATTGGTGTATTCTTGATAATAAAAGATCATCTTCTGGTGCTAATGTTGTTGATGATAGACTTTTTCCTAATTTAACTGATGCAGAAGATTCATCAACAAGTGCAGATTTTTTATCTAATGGAATTAAATTTAGAGATAATGCTGGAGAATTTAATCAGCCTGTTTCATACATTTACATGGCTTTCGCAGAATCACCATTTGTAAATTCTAATGGAGTGCCTTGCAATGCACGATAATTTAACTTATAAGGAGATATAATGGCATATATAGGAAAACAACCAGTAGTCGGAAACTTTCAGGTTTGTGACGCCATATCCGTGGTAAACGGACAGGCGGCATATACTATGCAAGTAGGGTCTGCTAACGTGGAGCCAGAGAATGCTAATCACATGTTGGTCAGTCTGAATGGTGTCCTACAGAAACCAGGTAGTTCTTTTACTATCTCAGGTGCCACGATCACATTCGCTAGTAATCTAGTTACGAATGATGTGATCGATTTCATAATTTTATTGGGGGATACCCTATCGGTAGGCACGCCCTCTGACGATTCTGTTGGAGCCGCACAGATCAAAAATGATCTTATATCAGGCACAACAGCATTAACTGCCGAACCTGCAGATACCGATGAGTTCTTGGTTTCAGATGCAGGGACTTTGAAAAGAATTGATTACTCACTTATTAAAGGTGGTGGTAAAGTTTTGCAAGTTGTAACTGGTACTTCAGAAAGTAGTGGTACAACAACATCAACTTCTTTTAGTTCAACTGGTTTATCAGCAGCAATAACACCAAGCTCAAGTTCAAATAAAATTTTTGTTACTTGTAGTTTTACTGCTTCTAAAAATTCAGATGCTAATGATGCTGATTGGGCATATTTTACTATTTATAGAGATAGCACAAATCTAGGTGGTTCAAATGGTAGAGGTATAGTTGGTCATTATAATTATCAAGCAGATGCAGTTGATAACCATTTTCCTGTTAACATGGTAATTTTAGATAGTCCATCTTCTACATCAGAATTAACTTATACTGTTCAATATGCTGGTGCAGCTACAAACGATACTATTGCATTTAACAATAGAGAAATGAAAACCTCAATTATTTTAATGGAGATAAGTGCATAATGACAAATAAAAAAATCATAGAAGCAATAAAAAAAATAAATCCAGTTGCAGAAGTTACTGTTTATAATAACGATATAAATAGTTTAGTTTGGACAGATGGAACAACACCCATATCTAAATCTGACATACAGACTAAGATGGCAGAATTACAAACTGAATACGATAATAACAAATATCAAAGGGATAGGGCAGCAGAATATCCATCAATACAAGATCAATTAGACGATATCTATCATAATGGAATAGATGGTTGGAAAGCTACCATAAAAACAACTAAAGACAAATATCCAAAGGGGTAACAGATGTCCCTTAAATTTGCTAACAACAACTCCTTATCAGCAATAGATACCAAACCCAGTGGCTTATCTGGTGGAGCCTTAACACTATTATCCACACAGACTGCTAGTAGTTCAGCTACGATATCTTTTACAAGTGATATAGATAGCACCTATAAAGAATATCAATTTCATTTTATAGATATTCATCCAGCGACTGATGGTTCTCAATTTCAAATAAATTTTAGAGATGGTGGAACTGATTATGATGCTACTAAAACAACTACTTTTTTTCAAGCATATCATCAAGAAAGTGGTGGTGCTTCTGGAATACAGTATGCAACAGGTTTAGATTTAGCACAATCAACATCTTTTCAAAATATAACAGGAGATTTAGGTAATCAAAATGATGAATGTGGTAGTGGAATAGTTCATTTATTTGATCCATCAAGCACGACTTTTGTAAAACATTTTACTACAACAGAAATTGCTCAACAAAATAATGAACAAGCAGTTAGCGTTTTTACAGCTGGATATTGTAATGTAACCGCAGCTATAGATGCAGTTCAATTTAAAATGTCAAGTGGTAACATAGATAGTGGCACTATAAAAATGTATGGAGTCTCTTGATGTCTATAGTTAAATACAACAACAATAGCATAAGCGATGTAACCTCTGGTGCATCACTTTCTTCTGGAGCTATGACACTTATTAAAACTTTGACTGCCAGTTCATCCTCTAGTCTGTCTTTTGTAGATGGTAGTTCGGATGTGGTATTGGATAATACATATCCCATATATTTATTTAAAATAATTAATTGTCATCCAGCCTCTAATGACATTTCTTTTCAATTTCAAGGAAGCACAGATACAGGTTCATCTTATGGGGTAACAATAACATCAAGTCATTTTAGAGCTACACATGGGGAAGATGGTTCATCAGGTGCTCTAGCTTATATTACTGCTGGAGATTTAGCACAGTCGACATCGTATCAACTATTAGGTGGTAGTATAGGTAGTGATGCTGATCAAAGTGTAAGTGCAGAATTAATAGTATTTAATCCATCAAGTACAACATTTGTAAAACATTTTATGGCAAATGTACAGTCCATCGCTCATAGTAACAGATCAAATAATCAATATCCAGCTGGATATTTTAACACGACATCAGCAGTAGATGCGTTTAATTTTAAATTTTCATCAGGCAATATAGATAGTGGTACAATCAAACTGTATGGAATTAAGGATAGCTAATGAGCATAGTCAAACTGAATAATAATTCTATAAAAAATGTAACCACTCTAGGGTCTGTTTCATTAGGTAGCATGGTGCTTATAAAAAAATTAACAGCTTCTAGTTCTGCAACATTATCTTTTGTTGATGGTTCAAGCTCGGTTGTCTTGGATAATACTTACAAGGAATATTTATTTACTTTTAATAATATGCACGCTTCATCTGATAATAGTACGGCACAAGAATTTGAATTTAATATGAGTATAGATTCTGGATCAAACTACAATGTTACAAAAACAACAACTACATTTAGGTCTGGTCATGATGAAAGCGATAGTACAACACAATTAGGTTATGTTGCAGATTATGACTTAGCACAAGGAACAGGATTTCAAGGTTTAACAGAAGGCGATGGAATAGATAACGATCAATGTTGTTCTGGATATATGCACCTATTTAATCCTAGTTCTACAACTTTTGTAAAACACTATATTTCTTGTTTTAATGTTGCTAGACATAATGATTTTACTGCTAATTGGTTTACTTCTGGATATGCAAACACTACAAGTGCTGTAGATGCTATTCAATTTAAATTTCTTGGTGGTAACATAGACGCTGGAGATATTTGCCTTTACGGAATTAATTAATAACAATTAGGAGAAATAATGCCAAGATATCATAACATAAACGGTAACAGAGTACAGTTCACGGCTGAGGAGGAAGCGGCTAGAGATGCAGAAGAGAAGGCATGGAGTGATGCTGCACCTGCTAGAGCTTTAGCTGATCTAAGATCCAAGAGAGATAGACTTCTTGCCGAGACTGATTACCTTGCCCTATCTGATAATACATTATCAGATGACATGAAAACATATAGACAAAATTTAAGAGACTTACCAGCTGGGAAAGACACTGTAGCTAAATGTGAAAATGCAGTTTTTCCAACTAAACCATAATGGCTAGAAAGTTTAAAGACTTTGT